CCAACCCCGGACAAAAATTGCCGTTTGACTGCGAACCGCAAGGACAGGCAGCCGAATAATTAACAAGAAGTTTAACAATTAAAAGAATTACTACAATGAAAAGTTTTGCAAGTAAATTTAACAAGGCAACGTTCGGCATTGACACAACCGATTTTCAGTACACCAAGTTAGCCGATATTTTCAACTCTGAAAACGAGGACGGCAAAGATGTGATCCACAAAATTAACGGGCTTTACGTACATAAGTCGCAATTAGGCGACAGCCCCGTAATTATTGATGAGGAAAACAAACGGCTGGTGAACCTACCAAGCCACACCGCCGAAACGGTGCGTGAAATTCTTGCCGATGATGAGGCGGTACAAACTATCAAAGACGGCAAAGTCGGGTACACGATTTACGAGTACGAGAGCCACGGCAAGAAGTGTTATTCTATTTCGTTTGTGGACTTGTAAGAGTTTGAAAAGTTATGTTTAACTTTGTAGGGGTTGCAATGTTTGTAACCCCTATTTAATATAACAGCGTATGGCAAAGTTAGGTTTCAAGATTAATTTTACAAAGTCTGTATTCGGGGCAACCCAACGGGCTAAAATCAAAAAAGAGATATTGCAGGCAGTTGAAAGCAGCCCCGAATATCGAAAAGAGATTGCAAGGGTTTTTCAAATGGCGAACCGCCGAATACAGAATATAGAGCAAAGCGGACAACTTTCGCCAGCCGTGCAAGCGTTAAACAAAGGTGATATTAAGGGGTTTACCAAGTTTTCAATGAAAGGCGATTGGAATACCCTAAAAATTGAGTACGGCAAGGCGATTTCGTTTTTACACCAGCCAACCAGTACGGCGCAAGGTGCAAGGCAGTACGGGCAACACCTGCAACGTATGTACGATTTAACGCCCGATGAGTACAACCTTATGGCAAGGAACTTGCAAGGCAAGTTAAACAGCGTTTCAGACAGCGACTTTGTGGAACGCTATTTGATGAGATACAAAGATTTCACGGGCGAAATGGAGCAAAGCGCAAGCGATATAAGCACCCAAATAGAAAGTGAAGCGCAAAGCATATCACGGGCGATTGATGCGGAAATAGAAAGGCAGGCAAATGAGGTAGCCGACCAAATGGAGGATATGCAAAACGATATAGAACGGATATTGAGCGACTTTAATAAGTTTGGGTTATGAAAAAAATACCTTTTGAGTTACAGGAAAGAATAAACAGCCCGACCGAAATAGCAAGCATCCTGCAACGTGCCGTAAATGAAAAAAACATTATAGGAAACAGCAAGGGCGAAAGGTTTTACAACGTGCCGTGCGCATTTGATATTGAAACTACGAGTTTTTACCGTGATACGGACGGACGGGCGTACACATACGAGCAAGTGCAACGTATGCAGGACGGGAACGGGCGCAAGGCGAAATTAGAGAAAGCCGCAATAATGTACGTTTGGCAGTTTGGCATAAACGGATATGCGATAATAGGGCGAACGTGGGGCGAATTTGTTACGATGATGCAGACCGTAAGCAAGGTTTTAGGGCTGAATGACAAATTACGCCTTATTGTGTATGTGCATAACCTTTCATACGAATTTCAGTTTTTGCGCAAGTGGTTTGAGTGGCAACGGGTTTTTTCCATAGACCTACGAAAGCCGATATACGCAATAACAACGGGCAACATTGAGTTTAGATGCAGTTACTTGCTTTCGGGTTATTCGCTTGCAAAGTTGGGCGAGCAACTTATGAAATACAAGTGTGCGAAAGCCGTGGGCGATTTGGACTATCAGCAAATAAGGCATAGCCAAACCCCCCTTACTGATGCGGAAATACATTACTGCATAAACGATATTAAAGTAGTGATGTGCTACATACAGGAACGTATCGAAGAAAGCAAGGGGATAACGCACATACCGATAACAAAGACGGGGTTTGTGCGCAAGTATTGCCGTGCGCATTGTTTGCGTGAGAAAACCGATGCAGGAAAGACCGTACCTAATTGGGATTACGTAAACTTGATGCAGGAACTACAAATAACGGGCATGAATGAATTTAATATGTTGCAACGTGCGTTTGCAGGCGGCTTTACACACGCAAACGCCGAATATACAGACGAAATAATGTACAACGTGGATAGTTACGACTTTACAAGCAGTTACCCGTATGTGATGATAGCGGAAAAATACCCGATGTCGCAAGGCGTTGCAATCACGGTTAAGAGTACGGCGCAATTTGAGTTTTTAATATCAAAGTATTGTTGCGTGTTTGATATTGGGTTTACCAACATATTTGCCAGCGAAACGCAAGACAACCCGATAAGCGCAAGCAAATGTTTCGTGAAAGAAAACCCGTGCGAAAATAACGGGCGTATTGTGGCGGCTTCAAAAATTGCGCTTACAATTACGGACGTGGATTTTAATATAATCAAGAACTTTTACACGTGGGAAAGTATGTGTGTAGGTGAAATGTATTGTTACAAGAAAGACTATTTGCCGACCCCGTTTGTAAAGTCTATCCTGCATTTGTACGAAAGCAAGACGAAGTTAAAAGGCGTTGAGGGCAAAGAAGTGGAGTACCTAAACAGCAAGGAGATGTTAAACAGTTGTTATGGTATGAGTGTTACCAATCCTTTGCGTGATGAGTTTACCTATAATGGCGAATGGGATATTAACTCAATGACACCCGAACTAAAACAAGAACTTTTGTACAAGTACAACACCAGCAAAAACCGTTTCTTGTTTTACCCGTGGGGTATTTTCGTAACCGCATACGCACGGCGCAACCTTTTCACGGGCATACACGAAGCAAAAGACGATTACATATACAGCGACACCGACAGCATTAAAATAATGAACGGCAAAGTGCATGAAGCGTATTTCAAGGCTTACAATATGCAGGTGCAAATGAAATTGCGAGCCGCCTGCAAGTACCACGGTTTGCCGTTTTCGCTTTGCGAACCTCAAACGATAAAAGGCATAACAAAGACTTTGGGCGTTTGGGATTTCGAGGGTACATATACACGGTTTAAGACGCTGGGGGCTAAACGCTATATGGTGCAAGAACCGAACGCACTAAAAGCAAACGGACGGGCATACGATTTCAGTTTAACCGTGTCGGGCGTGAACAAAAAGGCGGCGATACCCTATCTTATTGAAAAGTACGGGGAAAACGGGATATTTGACGCTTTCACTAATTATCTGGATATACCACCGCAAGCAACGGGCAAGAATATACACACGTATATAGACTACGAGATACAAGGCGAAATAACCGACTACAAAGGCAGCACGGCGCATTACAACGAACGCACGGGCGTACATTTAGAGCCGACAGGCTACAGCCTTTCCCTTTCGGTTATGTACATAAACTATTTGCGAGGTATTAAATTTAAGGACTAAAATAAACGATTATGACAACAAGAAAGACAAAGACAGACAAGCCGAAATTTTACGACTTGAAAGCGATTTTAAGCAAGAACGCCGACTATAATGTTATATTTGGCGAACGGTCAAACGGCAAGACTTATGCCGCCTTAAAATATGGTTTGGAAAACTATATCAAGACGGGCAAGCAAATGGCGTATATACGCCGTTGGCGTGAGGATTTGAGGGGCAAACGTGCCGAAAGTCTGTTTGCAAATCACGTGGCAAACGGGCTTATTGAGGAACTGACAGAGGGCAAATTTAACGAAGTATTCTATATGTCGAACAAATGGTTTTTATCTTTCTACGATGCAGAGAAAAACAAGCGGACACCCGACCCGACCCCGTTTTGTTACGGGTTTTGCCTTTCAGAGCAGGAGCACGAAAAAAGTAGCAGTTACCCGAATGTTACAACGATTGTGTTTGACGAGTTTCTGACACGGAGGTATTATTTGCCCGATGAGTTTATGTTGTTTATGAACCTTTTGAGTACGATAATACGCCAGCGCAACGATGTTAAGGTTTTTATGCTGGGAAACACGGTAAACAAGTTTTGCCCGTACTTTACTGAAATGGGTTTGAAGCAAGTGCCGTTTATGGAGCAGGGAACGATAGATATTTACAGATTTGGCGAGCACGGCGCAATAGTGGCCGTTGAGTATTGCAGTAGCATCGTACAACACAAAGCCAGCAACAAGTATTTTTGTTTCGATAACCAAAACTTGCAGATGATTACGGGCGGCAAATGGGAACTTGCAGTATATCCGCATTTGCCTTGCAAGTACAAGCCGCAAGACGTGTTGTTTGTGTACTATATCAAGTTTAACGATGTAGTGTTACAAGGTAACATTATACAAGTAGGTAACGAATGTTTCACGTACATACACGCCAAGACAACCCCGATAAAAGATGAGGAAAACAGCCTTATTTATTCTTTGGAAATGAACGGCAAACCGAACTACAAACGCAAGTTGTTAAGCACGGCAAGTTACGTGGAACAACAAGTGGCACGTTTCTTCGCCATAGACAAAGTTTTCTATCAAGATAACGAAGTGGGCGAAATAGTACGTAATTATTTAATTACGAGCGCAAAGACAAACATTGTTTCGTTGAAATGAAAATAACGGAGGTTTGGTGCAAATTTCGTGCCGAACCGCACGTTTTACGAAATAAATAACTACCTTTGCAATAGGAACTAAAAATTTATTGATATGGACGCAAATACTATTATTCAAATCATTTCCAGTTTGGGTTTTCCGATTGTGATGTGTGGCGCATTGTTTTGGTATATGGTGAAACAAAGGCAGATGCACCAAGAAGAAACGGAGCACCTCAAGGACACGATTGCGGAAAATACGAAAGTGTTAGCCGAATTAACAACGCTTATTAAATTTTTGACCGATGAAAAGGAAAGATAACATTTACAAGTTGTATCAGCAACAAATAAGGGACAAAGACACCGCCGTAACCGAATTTATGGCAAACACGTTGGCGAAAACTCAAAGTATGTTTGAGTATGAGGGTTTGCCCGACAGCATACCGCAAAAAGAATTGGAGCGGCTTTTGCAGACCACGGGCAACGCCTTTGTCACCAGCGTGGACGGGGTTTTGTATGCGCTTTCGGGCGGCAAAGGCGGCGAACCCGATGTTTACGGACGGGCAACGCTTTACACCGTGGCGAACCCTGCATTAAAGTTAAACAAAACCTACGATATACAGAAAGACGGGGTTTTGATTGAGAATGACAGCAACGGCGAAAGCCTTTTGCCGCTGATTGGGCGTTACGCCGTCCTGCATACTGACGGGCTTATTTCGTTGAATACGGCAAGCATTTTGACCCGCATCACGATGCTGATAAGTGCATCCGATGACAAGACGAAACAAAGTGCCGATGAGTTTTTGCGCAAGATACAAGACGGCGAATTTTCAATTATTGGGGAAAACACATTTTTCAAGGGCGTAAATATGCAGACAGCCCCGACCACAAACAGCGTGTATATTACACAACTTATTGAACTGATACAATACTACAAGGCAAGTATGTATAACGAATTGGGGTTAAACGCAAACTACAACATGAAGCGTGAACGGCTCAATTTGGGCGAGGTGAGTATGAATGTGGACGTACTTTTGCCGTATGTGGATAATATGCTAAAAGAAAGACAAAATGCAATTGAGAAAATTAATGCGATGTTTAATACCGAAATTTCGGTTAAACTTGCTTCAAGTTGGGGTTTAGAGCGTGATAATTACAACGCTTTGGCGGCTGATTTGGAAACGGACGGAAACGGAACGGAAACAGACGGGAACGATACCGAAACAGAGGAAACAGAAGAAACGAAAGAAACGGAAACGGAAACGGACGGTAACGATACCGAAACAGAGGAAACAGAAGAAACAGAAGAAAACGAAGAAAACAAAGATAAACAATGAAATACAGCGAACTTTTTACAAAGGGTAACGGGATATTCGCAACTGTTTTCAAGACCGAATATCCGACAGAGTACGCCGCTATTTTCGGCGATACCGACCCGACCAAGTTAGACGCTTACGCCTTACTGATGTACGGTGGCAAGACCGTTGTAAACAGCATAACCAGCGACAACGCAAGCGATGTTGTTTCGGCGGTGATTGCGGTAAACGTGCAAGGCTGGGAACGTGAAGCGGCGGCGATGTTAGCCGATTACGATGTACTGACACCCGTAACGGGGCAAATTGAACGGACGGAAACCGTAACTTTGCAGGAAAGCACGGACAACACCGAAACGGGCGCAAACAAGGCGTTCAACGATACCGATTTTTCAGACAGCGACCGAAAGACCGCCAACGATGAGAGAAACCGCACAGAAAGCCGCAAAACAACCGAAACCAGCAAAGGAACGGGCGCAAGCAAATCAATTTCGACCGAAATTGCAAAAGAAATGCAGTTAAGGCGTGATAATTGGAGAAAAAATATTATCTTTGCACTTGTAAGCGAGATAACAACGAGTATTTACGAATAACTAATTTTAGCAATATGGAAGTAACACAGATTTACACGCTTATTAACAGCGTATCAAAAGAAGTTTTGGGGCGTACTGATATTGTAGCCGATGACTTGGCGGGCATCGTGGATTTAGGCACGGAAGTGTTTAACCAAAATGCAGTGGATAATTACGTTAAATCACTTGTAAACCATATAGGCAAGGTGATTTTCGTAAACCGACCTTATGCGGGCAAAGTGCCGTCCGTACTTATGGATGCGTGGGAGTTTGGCAGCGTGCTGGAAAAGATTTCGGCAGACGTACCCGACGCCGAGGAAAACGACACGTGGGACTTGCAGGACGGACATACTTATGAGCAGGATGTTTTCCACAAACCGACCGTTACGGCAAAGTTCTTCAACAGCAAGGTAACTTTTGAAGTGCCCGTATCAATCACCGAAAGGCAGGTTAAGGAAAGTTTCAGCAACGCCGCACAACTTAACGGCTTTATTTCGATGATTTATGCAGCCGTTGAAAAGTCAATGACTATCAAAGCCGATGCGCTGATAATGCGTACAATTAACAACATGATTGCGGTAACGGTTTTGGCTGATGCGGTTGCGTTTGGAGCAACGGCGGCAGGTGTTATGGCGGGTGCCGACCTTTCAAAAGCAAGCACGGCACGTTGTGTGAACCTTTTGAAGTTGTACAATGACAAGTATTACCCAGCAACACCAGGCACCTCCACCCCGACCCCGAACCCTGACGCACTGACAGCGGACAAGGCGATAACCGACCCCGATTTCATACGCTTTGCGTCTTACGTTATGGGAACTTACGCCGACCGTCTGCAAAGCATTTCCACACTGTTTAATGTTGGCGGCAAGGAACGGTTTACCCCGAAAGATATGTTACACGTTGTACTTTTGTCCGACTTTGCAAAGGCAGCGCAAACCTATCTTTATTCCGACACGTTCAACCGTGGTGATGTGCTTTTGCCGCAAGCCGAAACCGTACCTTTTTGGCAGGGAAGCGGAAAGAAGTACGAGTTTGCCAGCACGGGACACATTAAGGTTAAGGAAAGCGGCGGCCAAGATGTTGAAATTACGGGCGTGTTGGGCGTAATGTTTGACCGTGATGCGTTGGGCGTTTGCAATCTTGACAGACGGGTAACAACCAACTACAACGCAAAGGCAGAGTTTTTCAACAACTATTACAAGTTTGATGCAGGGTATTTCAACGATACAAACGAAAACTTTGTAGTATTCTTTATCAAATAATTGATAGGTATTAGATTGTTTAACTTTGGGCGGTGTGGGTGCAGGTGAAAGCGCACCGCACCGCCTTTTTCTTTGCAGATATGACAACGATAAACTTTTATTCATACAACGGACACCCCAACACGGTAAACAAGCAGTTGGGCGACTTTACGGCGATTGAGGGCGATTTGCGGCAAACTTTCGATGTGTTGCGCCCGACCGTAACACTACGAAAGCAGCCCCGACCGACTTTCAATTATTGTTACATACCCGATTTAGGGCGTTATTATTTCGTGGAAAGGGTAAGTTTTGAGGGAAACAACGCCTACGAACTTGCATTGCGTATTGACGTACTTAAAACCTACGAAAGCGAAATTTTGGCGGCAACGGGGCGAGTGACTGAAAGCGACAACCCCGACCCGTATATTTCCAACCGTGAAACGGTTTACAGGCGCACCCCGAATTTCGAGAAAGTGCCGTTTGCAAATACGGGGTTACTCAATGAAACGGGTGGAATTATTATGGTAACATTAAAAGGAACTGAAAATTAAAAGGATATGGCAGTAACAAACAAAGTACCGCATAGCACGGATAACAGCGCATGGCAGGGCGATGACCCTTTTGGCGGCGATTATTGGTATTTGGAACTAAACGCCGAAAAGGGCTACAAGTTTGACGGCGATATTACAGCCGCTTACACGGACATCAGCGGACAACCGCAAACGCTTGTTTTGACACCCCGAAACGCCTATAATTTGCAAGTGTGGGCTGAAGCGTATGACACGGACGCAAACACGGCTTTCGAGATTACGGGAAACACCCGTTTGGATAATGAGTTAGATGTGAGAAACGAGATACCAAACACAACCGCAACGGGCGAAAAGTTGGGAACGTGGCAAGCACGGGTAACGGTAAAAGCAAATGAGGGTTACAAGATAACGGCGGCGCAAGTGGAGTTTACGGGCAGTTTCGGCGACACCGATATGCAGGACTTGACAATTTCGCCAGACGGTAAAACGGCAAGTTGGGAGTATGACGGTGCCAACACGGACGATAGTTTTACGCTTACGGGCGAAACAGCCAGCGAGGGGACACCCGAACTTAATGTTACGAACAACATAACGGGCAGCGGTGTAACCGAACAACATACGTTTGACGGGGAAACGGCAACTTTCACCGTTACGGGGCAATACACCCCGAAAACAGTGCGTTTCTTTGACCTCAAAGCGAGTTACACGAACAAGGCAGAAACACCAACCGAAACGCCGTTTGTGGTGCAGGATTTGGAATACAGCCAACAGGCAACGCTAACCGTTACCGACATAGACCCGACAAAGCCCGTAACGCTTACGGGCAGTTACGATGATGTGTTAGAAATTTCTACAGACCTATCAAACTGCACCGCTAACGAGGATCTGCCGCAATATGTGAAAGACGGGGAAACGGTAAATGTTACATTAACTGCAAACGATGGTACAGAATTTGACACCGAACAAAGTACACCGCAATTCTATTACAAGAACGCAAGCGGCTTCACTCAAACGAAAGACCTTACGATTTCAAGCGATAAAAAGAAGGCAACGGGAAGCATACAAGTAAACACTAATTGGAGCGGTTTTGCAGTTATTGGCAGTGCGTACCCCGTTACCGTTGTGGGCGAGCAGTACGGTGCAATAAACGTGTATTTGGTAACGCTTGATGAGTTGGTAGAGTTTAGCGGCAAACGGTTTTTCAAGGAAACGGGGACAGACCCCGAAGGTACGCCGATTTACGAAAATATAGATTTGGGCGCATACGTGAATAAAATACGCCGTGTTTACACCAACATAGGCGCAAGCAGCACCGATGTAATACGATGCGGCAACTACAATACGGGCGTATCGTGCCACCAACCAGCTCAAGACAAAATAACGCTTGACTTTGGCACGGCGGTAGTACCAGCGCACAATGAGGACAGCACCGACTACGAAAGCGAAATACAAATCTTTTTGCCGTTTGCAGGCTTTGTAAACCTCAATACCGATTATACAGGCAAAACGATAGCTTTGCAGTACGTTATAAACGTGGTAACGGGCAACGGGGTTGCGCTTTTGTCCTGCAATGGCGTTGTATTTCAAGTTGAGGAAACCGAACCAAGCAGCGAAATAATATACCTTTCACCAAGCACCCAAGTTAAAACCGTGGGCGGCGATGATTGGAACGAAATGTTATATTACGGCTTAGAACCTTACATTTACTGCAAGTGGTACGAGAGCGCAAGCAACGGGCGAAACAATGACAGACAAACGGGCATTTTAGGCGATTTAAGAGGGTTTAACGTATTCGATGATGTAACACCTATCCACACCGCCGAAATGCTGACAGAGGAGCAGGAAATGATATATACGGCTTTGTCTGACGGCGTATATATTGAGTAACTGCAAGGCAGGATAAAAAGAAAGGCGGCACTTGATTGTTACCGCCTTTTCTTTTGCTTGCTGATTGTTATTTATCCTGCAATGTTTCAACGCCCGTTAAACCGATGTACAAGTTTGTCGGGTAACATTCGCAAAAGGTTTTGAAACGCCCGATTAACTTTTCGGTGAATATAAAGTCGTATGCTTGATTTTTGCAGGCGACTTCTTTTGCGAATTTGTCGCGTGTATCACGGTTAAACACGATTTGATTTTCCAGCATATCGGCAAACGTTTGCATACTTTCGGCAACGCTTTCAAGGTTTGTGCGAATTTCGGGCTCATTTACCGCCAAAAACTCAATGTGTTTCTTACTTTGCAATACCAAGTTTTGCATTGCGTTTAACACTTTCTGATTTTCAAAAATTAAATCTGTTGTTTTCATTTTTATAAAGTATTTAATTGTTTAACACGATGCAAATGTACGCATTTTATTTCACCTGCAAGCGGTTTGTGTGTTATTTTGTGTTAAATTATTCTTTTAACTTTGTTTAACAATGTGTTCCACGTGAAACAATTTCACGGGCGCACACGCATAACAAAAACCGTGCCAAAGTCTGTTAGCGTTTGTTAAATCTGTGCCATAGCAAAAACCGTGCCAAAGTCTGTGGCGAAATGTTAAAAAACGGTAAAGTGGCGACCCAGCAAAAACCGTGCCACAAAGTGTTTATAACTGTTAAAAGTGGGTTGGGAAACGTTAAAAAAGGGTCAGTAGCGTACCTTT